CCAGATGTCGAGATCGGCGTAGAGGACTCAACTGATGTAAACCCTACGGACGCGGCTACAGGCGACAACTCGCCGAACTTGTAGTCGCGACAGGGTGGGCTCCCACTTTCTACGCTGACACCTTCGACACGCGAGACCTAACTACCATTGTCGCAGTGCTAGAAAAACAAAATAAGAAAAGGTGACATGGCTGAAGGAATTGAAACTCGCATAGAGGTCTACGGTCTCAAAGAAGCACTTAAAGAACTGAACAAGATTGACAAGTCTTTACGGCGCGAGATCACTAAAGATTACAAAAGGATTACAGCTGGTCTAGTTTCTGACATTGAATCCGCCATACCCCTAAATTATCCTCTGTCTGGCTGGCAACGATCTTGGTCTTTGCGCGGCTCTTATCAGGTCTTTCCTTGGCCTACCGAGCACAAAGTCAAAGCGTACATAAACACAAAACCGCCAAAAGAGTTCCGACAAAACACAGTAAACCTCACGACCTTTGCCATTAAATGGCTGGGCGCGGCAGCTTCATTTTTTGACTTTTCAACTAGTAACCGCATGGGCGCTGCACTAACAGCCAAGTACGGAGATTCATCAAGAGTAGTATGGCGTCAATATGAAGCTCACAAAGACGATCTTAATAGTGCTATGGAGACGCTAGTGGATCGCGTTGGTAAAGCCGTCGGACAGAACTTGAAAGCACAATAGTCATGGCTGTAATCCTTCCAATTATCACCGAGTTCAATGCCAAAGGCACGCAGAAGGCGATTAAAGAATTCCAGAAGCTTGAGGGCGCGTCAGCAAAAGCACAGTACGCGATTAAGAAGTCAGCAGTCCCAGCAGCCGCAGCGGTCGCAGGATTAGGGCTTGCCCTAGTAGGCGCTACCAAAGCGGCAATGGAAGACCAAGCTGAACAGGTACAGCTTGCGCTCGCCTTGCAGAATGTCACTGGCGCAACCGACGCACAGATCGCATCACAAGAAGACATGATTACAAAGATGAGTCTTGCGTCAGGCGTAGCGGATTCTGAACTTCGCCCGGCACTCGCATCACTTGTACGCGGAACTAAAGACATCGAGGAAGCCAACAAAGCGCTCGCACTCGCACAAGACATCTCCGCAGGATCAGGCAAAGACCTAGCAACAGTCTCCGATGCGCTTGCCAAGGCTTACGGCGGAAACATGAAAGGACTTGCAGCACTAAGTCCAGAAATTAAAGCCATGATCAAAGACGGTGCATCTTTAGAAGATGTAATGAATGTGCTAGGCGGATCGTTCGGTGGTGCTTCTGCCGCAGCTGCCGCCACTGCCGAAGGCGGAATGAAGCGTCTAGGGATCGCATTAGCAGAGACCAAAGAATCAATCGGTGCAGCACTGATCCCAGTAGTCGAAGCGCTCCTACCGTACCTGATCGCCTTTGGCGCGTGGGCACAAAAGAACACCAAAGTCTTCCTCATTGTTGGCGGAGCGATCGGTGGAATTGCAGTGACAATCTTGGCTCTCAATGCCGCTATGAAAGTTTATGCAGCCGCACAAATGATCGTGAACGGCGTTGTCGCAGTGTTTAACGCGCTCTTATTGGCTAACCCTGTCACACTTGTCATCTTGGCAATTGTCGCCTTCATCGCAATTCTGACCGCGCTGTATTTCAAGTTTGAGACCGTCCGCAAGATCGTGGACACGGTATTTGATGCAATGCTCGCAGGCGGTAAAGCAGTCTTTAACGGACTCACGACCTACTTCACAGGCGTATTTAACATCTACAAATCACTATTTAACGGCATCGCAAAACTCTGGAACAGCACGATCGGCTCATTGTCGTTTGACTTTCCTGACTGGGTACCGGGGTTAGGTGGCAAAGGCTTTTCCGTTCCGAATATTCCTATGCTCGCGGACGGTGGAATCGTGACAGGGCCAACGCTTGCAATGATCGGCGAGCGTGGCCCTGAAGCGGTCATCCCATTATCTGGACGCGGCGGTGGAATGGGCAACTACACGATCAACATCACTGGCGGTCTTGGCTCAAGCGCGGAGATTGGCACAGCTGTCGTAAACGCGATCAGAGCGTTCAATAGGCAGAATGGCCCTGCGAACATAGCGGTTGTCTAATGGCTGGCGTAGCGGTACTTGGGTCAGGTAATTACGATCTTGAGATTGACACAGGGTACGACTGGAACGCTTTCACACTTGACGACGATCTCAAAGGCGAACTAAACAACACCGAATATGTGCTTGACGGTACATCCCAGTTCGCAAGCGTCTTAGACGGTGCGATCTCACTAACTGCAAAGCGTGGACGCGCTAACACGGGCGACCAGTTTGCTTATGGCACGATGAACTTCACACTTAACGACACCTACGCTGACGGAGTGTTCAACCCTTTCGACACGACCTCGCCTTACTACGACCCAGCAAATAATCAGCCTGGACTTGCACCGCTTCGAGAAGTCCGCTTCTCAAGGTACAGCTCTACAAATGTCAAAGAACTTTTGTGGGTCGGCTATATCGTCAATTACGACTACACCTTTACGCTGGGCGGACTAGACACAGTTACTGTCAATTGTGCGGACTTCTCCTATCAGCTGGGGCAGACTTTTCTTGCTGAATGGAATGTCACAGAGCAGCTCTCAAGCGATCGTTTTGATGCCCTTCTAGACCTACCAGAAGTTGCTTACACAGGCACACGGAGCATTGAGACAGGCGTGGCGACCCTTGGCGGTGCAGCTGCCTACACAGTCGCCAACGGCACCTCGGTCGCAGGATATGCCAACAAAATCAATGAAGCCGAGCAGGGTCGGATCTTTGTGGATCGAGAAGGCACGATGACATTTCAGAAGCGCATTGGTACGACGCTGGGAGTACCTGTTGCCGAATTTCATGATGACGGTACCCAGATCGGCTACTCGGCTATAGACATCTCTTTTCAAGCCGACACAGTGGTCAATCGCGCGTCTATTCAGCACGCTGGAGCATCATCGCCAGAAGTCGCCGAAGACCTAGCATCTCAAGCCTTGTATCTTGTGCAGACCCAATCGATCACCGACTCGCTTTTACATAACGACGCCGCAGCTCTAACACTCGCCCAATACCTCATCAGTCCAGACCCCGAAGCACGCTTCAACTTCCTAGGCACAGAGTTCCCCGGCACACCTGCCCTAGACCAAGACACACTTGCGCTCCTTGATGTCGGCGACCTAATCAATATCCAAAAGTCAATTACAACTTCGGCAGGCCCAACCCAGTTTGCACAAAATCTGACGATTGAAGGATTGGAGCATCGGCTTACTTTGTCCGCTGGGCACGCAGTCACCTACTTTACTTCGCCGACCACGATCGTCTATGAGCTCATCTTGGATGACCTTGTGTATGGCACACTCGACGCAGAAAATGTCTTAGGATAGAAATATGACCACGCCATTCCCATTTGTCGCTGGGGCTGTGCTAACAGCCGCGCAACTTAACGCAATAACAGAATTGCCCATTAACGCAAAAACAGCAAGTCATACTTTGGTTGCTGGAGATGCTGGAGATCGAGTGCAAATGACTTCCGCATCAGCAACGACAATTACGGTCAATACTTCAGTTTTTACCGCTGGACAGTCGGTTTTTATTTACAACGCTGGAGCAGGTATTTGTACAATTACCGCCGGAACAGCAACAGTTACGACATCGGGATCTTTAGCATTGGCACAATATGGGGGTGGCACGCTTCTCTTCACTAGTGCTAGTGCTGCTACTTTTTTTAGCAGTGGCGGTGTCGGGTACGGCGCCGCAACAGGTGGCAGTTCTTCAAGTATTACGGTAGGCGGAATTGCTTACACGCTTCTTAGTTTTACAAGCGACACAAACTTGGTTGTATCTAAATCAGGTTTATTTGATGTCTTGCTTGTTGGTGGTGGCGCATCAGGCGGATATTCCAGTGCTGGATCAGTTGAAAGCGGTGGAGGTGGTGGAGGAGCAATTATTGGCTTGACAACACAAACACTTTATTTACCTGCCGCAACTTACGCAATCGATGTTGGTGCAGGTGGCGCGGCAGTAGGCGCAGATACAACAGGCGCAAACGGTTTGCCTTCTTCTATTGGCACTGTTATTTATGCGGCTGGCGGCGGTGGCGGTTCATTCCGTAACGCTGGAGGCCCATCAGGTGGCACAGGTGCAGGTGGCGGTTCTGGTGGCGGTTCAGGCTACAACACCAACATCGGCGGTCGAGCAGCGATCAGCGCATACGGCTACAACGGCGGCGTCGGTGCTTCAGACGCAGCGGCTGGCGGCGGTGGTGGTGCTGGCGGTGTCGGTGGCAACGCTTCAGGCACGACAGGCGGCACAGGCGGAAACGGTGCAGACATTAGCGGTTTCATTACAGGTTCGGCATATTACGCAAGCGCAGGCGGCGGCGGTGGCGGCCGTATCACTGGCGGCGCTGCTGGCACAGGTGGCGTTGCAGGCTTAGTATCGGGGACAGGCAACAACGGCGTAAATTACGGTGCTGGCGGCGGTGGAACTTGTGGGGCGGCTGGCGGATCAGGCGCAGCAGGCGTCGTCTATGTCAGGTTTAAGTCATGAACATAAGAACATATTTTGCACAAATAAACGACAACAACATTGTCACCGATGTCCATGTCGTTACTCGACTATTCATAGAAGAAAACCCAGACCGATATCCCGGCACATGGGTAGAAACCTTCTACGAACTACCGAACAAAACTTACGCAGGAAT